GCGTTCATTCGGGCGAGGTTTGGCCATAGCGTAAACAGTTAGTTTGACGCCATCGGAGGTCACGTAGGATTGCAAGACTTTCATACAATTTCCATTTCAACAGATTCAAAAACATTTGCCGTTACAATAGTGCCGCCATTGATAACTTGATACAACTCAGCAACAGCCAAGATGAAAAAAGTCATAACGCGACCAGTTGGTGTAATCAGAGTATACCGCATCGAATTCCTAAACAACTTATAACATTACCTATTATACCAGGAATTCCGGAATTGTCAATATACTAAAAAAGTATTCATTATACTTTCCAGATTTCCATGAAGCCTTCTTCCAGTGTCGGCTCTTCCCAGTTACCGATCATCCTATCAACAACATCAATCGGAACAATCTTGCCGGGTCTCGATGCAAGGCGTTTTTCCAATTCTTGTCTTTCAGGAATAGAAAACACAACAGCGATGGCATAATAATTTGGAAGCATCCGAAACTTCTTGGCGCGAGTTCCGATTGAGGTTGAAGTTTGATCCCAAATAATATTGCGACCAGCTTCTCTAGCTTCAATCACAGCATCCGTCATTCTGTCAACAGCAATTGGCATATACTCCTGAAATGCCTCGGTGTATGTTTTGCCAGTTTGTGCGGCATACTCTTCAACATACTGATCGGTTGATATGATAACACAATCATCGGTGAATGATTGATTGTTGGCCCAAGTTGTTTTACCTGAAGCTGGAATGCCAACTAACATGTATAATCTATTCATGATCATATGAAGCGTTTGCCGAAAACTTTGGGTGCAAGTATATTGGAGTCACCATCTTCACGTTCCGCAATTACGTTCATAAGATACTCACATGGATAGTGCCGAAGCAGCCTTCGCGCTTGCGCTCGAACATCTTTTGGTACTCGCGGTGTTTTCTTTGGATCAAGTAAATCATACAGAAATTTTCCAGTATGAATAACTGCGTTTGTTCTCTCAACAGGTACTGTCATAATTCACCTCCATAAAACGGAATCAAAAGTTCCAGTGCATAAATCAATTGGTGATTCTTTGCAACATCTTCTGGATGAAGATATGTGCCTTCCTCAATATGAGATTTCAATTCCGCCTTTAGATATTGATAACTATCTTTCAAGGACGCTAGTGCAATTCGGTCTGCGACTTCACCATCTAATTCAATCATTATCTTCCTCTCTTGTGTGTTCATTACATGCAGTGTAAATCCATCCGTGCCCGCGGCGCATACCCGGAAGGCTGCAAGTCTCACAGATTCTTCCTGACATACTCTCAGCAAACCAAATCATGCCGCGGATAAGATCATCACCACCACTAACATAAAATCTCAGTGTGCCAAACTTTTCTTTGACCTGATCAACCTCAACTTGCGAAACATTGAGCCTAGGATTTTGATCAATGTATCTTTGAATGTTTCCACACAATTCATCAATCAAATCAAACCAGCCATTGCCGCATTCAAAGCCCCAGTACATACAAGATTCTTGCATACTGGAATTTCGGTTGACGAACATTTTAGGATATCGTTCGCACAGCAATTTATCCAATTCATCTTTCATACAGCATCCTCACGTTCCAAATATTTGTAAAAATCTTCATCCGTTTCATACACAAATTCTGTACCATCAACATGAATGCAGTGTGGACCAGGAATTTTGCCTGGTCCAAATTCATATAGAAACCACTCAACACTTTCGGTATAATCACCAAACAATGCACGAATCAAAATAGTGCGTTGGACATGACACTGTTCAAAATATTCACTCTCAAAAAAGATACTATTGATATCACGAGGAACAGAACAGATATATTTGTCCTGCTTTATATCACTAGCACGTAATTGTCGGACCACATCAATCAATTCTTTTTTCATTCTTGAATTCCAAAATTATCTAAGATTTGTGCACCGATGTTCTTACGACCATCATGCTCCATAAGACCAGCAGTCAATGCACATCGCCGAACAATCAACTCAGCAAACTTTTCTGCATTGTCAACACTCATCCACTTGCCGCTGGTGTCTGTACCAGCTATATCCATGTATTCTTGAATGAGGTCATTCATTATCAAACTCAGTCATATCGTTAGCGACTTCCTCAACCCATGACACAGGCACGTTCAGCGTGTCAGCCACATTTTGCCACGACTCGCCGCGTTCCAGCATATCTTGAACATCCATCCAAAGCTCTGACATAACAGACATAAATTTCTCCAGTTAGTTTCTCTATCTTACAACAAAACGCCATCAATGTCAAGTGTCCAACCACGTTCCAGGAACTTCTGTTGTCTTCGCGCAACAGGCTCTCTACCGCCAGGATTTTTCACCAACCTTTTCCTATCAATAACATCAAGTTGATTTTCCGAAATATAAAATACATTCGTAACTAAATCCAAATATGGCAAGCAATGGATATAATCAAACTTTTTTCTTTCGGTGTAATAATTGCCTAAGGTAATTATTTGAAAGTCGTTGGTCAGCGTGATGGCATTCTCGGTAATTAACGGCTGCGAACTAGATAGATTACCATACTTTGCAGCCACATCCATGATATAGTCTGAGTAATCACGAATTATAATGTCGCGCACCCACTGTATTTTCGTAGGATCATGCATCCAAAAATCATAGTCTTTTGGCTCTTCTTTATGATATATTGAAGAGGCACAAGAACCCGATAGAATGCAGTTATCGTGAATCATCCACCACAAATCTTTTGGCAAGAGGTCCTTCTGTTTATAGAGCTTTTGTGCTACATCACCTTTCAAGCTAGTAGCAGATTCATTCCAAGATATATTAGTATTCATAAATTATTCTCAAGTACCGACACCGACGATTCTACGCACTTTTCCACCAGTTGTCAAGTTGTTTTTTTGCAACACCATCTTTTTTACCTATTGACAATTACCGTGAGTGTGGTATAATAGAGCCTTAGACAGACAGAAAGCGAGACTCTAATGCGAACCAAACAGTTGATCCGTGGCTTGAAAAACTCCCAACGTATCCGTGTGATCCTCAATAATGTAGCATTTTTTACTACATCAGGTGGGACTGACGATATCATGTACCGTAACCAGCGCCTCGCGGTTCAGTTTGCACTGGAGCGTATGGTTGAAGAAAAAATTACCGGACTCGCGACCACCTTTTCGTGCTACAATGAAAAGATGGAATCCGAGCGTATCCAAGTACAAGTGGACTTAGTATGACAAGAATTCTTTTTTACCGCCTCCAAGCTCTGGAAGCCTTGCGTTACACTTCAATGCTGGCTACCAAAATTGGTGATATTTGGTGTGAAGGTTGGATCAGTGAAGCGGACATGGAAACATTCCGTCTGAATGGCTGGTGGTACGAAGTTCAAAACTGAGTACTTTTACTGTACTTGACAATTACCGAGAACCTGGTATAATAGAGACTTAGAACGAAACAAAGGAATCAAAATGGATATCACGACAGCAATTGCGCAAATCAACCAAGAAGCTGAACACTTGGGCTTGGGTCTTCTGGAAACATTGCAAGATATCCAAGAGCGTGGCGAGATGGTCTACAGTGACAAGACTATGCGCGCCTATCGCGTGTTCATGGCCCAAGGCGCTAAATTTTTCTAAGGAGTAGTTATGAAGCAAAATTACACAATGTACATCTACAAAACCGACCGCCGTTGCAAGACTGGCGAGCGTCTGTTCTCCACTACCGTGTGGACTGACCGTGATGATGAAACCATGCGCCGCGAGTGCAACGACTTGTATGACCTGTACCCAGCGACAAAAGGCTGGCGCTTTGAGTGTCACCCAACCACAATTACCGTCAAAAGCTACATGACCGGCGAGGATGTCCAAATCGACCGCGACACTCCATGGTCATGTAATCCTGCGTCAGAATCTTTCTGGTCAATGTAAAAATCGCTTGACAAGTCTCCAACAATCTGTATAATAGGACCTATGAAACTAATTATCGAAATCTTCCAAGCCGCCATCATCGCCACTCTGATGTTTGGTCCTCTCTTTTATTACTTCCTTTTTATGATGAAACCATGATCCGAGTTATTTTGGCCTGGGTGATCCTAAGCGCCCTCATTGCATTCTTGATTACCATGTTCAGAAGTTTGTCTGGTAAACAAAAATGGCAGTTGACAAAAGTTGTTAGCTATGCTACAATATGTTCCCTTATCGCAGTAGCAATTCTTGTTGGTATTGTTGTACTCTTCTGAGGTGACATATGTTTCCTGATTTTCTTTTGCGACCCATGTATTTCATCTTGGGTTTTCTTGTGTGCGCTAATTTTTTTTCTTATGGAGTTATCTAAATGAATCGTTATCTAAAACTTGGCGTTATCGCCGGGGCTGTTGCTTTGACTTCCGCATGTACTCGGATTGAAACTGGTGAGGTCGGTGTTCGTGTCGGCTTTGATAAACAGGTGCAGCCTGGTGAATTGCTGCCCGGCTCGTTCAATCAGTCCATCGTTGGTACTATCCTGACATTCCCAGTCAAGGACGTAAACGTGGTCCTGGAGAATATGACGCCCGTTGCAAAAGACAACAGCACAATGAAAGACTTGGACGCTGTGGTTGTTTACAACATCAATTCTGCACAGGTTGCAGAGTTGTATAGTACAAAGAACAAATCGTTCCATGCTGAATTCAAAGGCGACACCTATGTGATGTATAATTACATTGTGCAAAACGCACGGAATGCCATCTACAAATCCGCACGAATGTACGAAGCATTGGACATGGCTGATAATCGTACGGAAATGGAAAACTATATCAAGGATGAAATTCAGCGAAACCTTGCTGAGGAAAAACTTGACGGTAGTATCACCATCTCTCAGGTCATGATTCGTAACGTATTGCCTAGCGATACTGTAGTAGAATCCGCGAATGCATTGGTTCGTAGCAAAAACGAATTGAAGCAAAAGGAAGTGGAAGTAAAAACTGCTGAGGCTGAAAGCCGTCGTATGGCTGCATTGGCTAACAACTCAGGTAGTTCCATTGCATTCATGCAAGCCCAAGCCATGTTGAATATCTCCGAAGGTATCAAGAATGGTCAAGTGCAAACGATTGTGGTGCCATCCAACTTCAATGCCTTGATGATGGGTAAGTAAATGAGTGACAAGCCATCCTATTGTTGCCAACGATGTGGTGAAATGATCGGATGGCTTGGTCGTATTATGCCTTTTCATAAGTGTAAAAATGAACAAACGAATCCAAGAATTCATCCTACAAGCAACAGAGACAACTGATGTGTATAATCCTGATACGGGTATTACACATTACCGTGAATTCTTTGACCATGAAAAGTTCGCTGAGTTGATTGTGAGAGAATGCATTGACTATTGTGGAGAGAATTTATCCAAAACAGTAGGTGGTGCATTGAAAATACATTTAGGAATTGAAGAATGAACGAACGAATTAAACAACTTGCTGAACAGGCTACTACTATTGTAGATATGGTTGGTCCACAAGGCTATACCAGCAGCTATGCTAACTTTGATCGAGAAAAGTTTGCTGAGTTGATTGTGAAAGAATGTATTCTAACTATTCAAATGGGTATTACCCGTGATGGACCAGACACTGAAAAGTATTTGCGTTCCATGAAACATATCAGACAGATTGAAGAACACTTTGGAGTAAAGTAATGTGGAATAAATTCAAATCATTTCCGTTGTCTGTGCAGTTATCAATCGCATTCTTATTGTGTGTTTTGATTGTTGTCACCATAGCGTTTCCTCCAGTAGGAATTGTTCTTGGAACAGTCGCTGCTATTTTTCGGGTATTCCTTTATTTGGCTGAGGACAAGTAATGAGTAAAAATAAAGAAGCTAAAAAGTTTATGTACGGCGTAGGCTTCTATTGGGAAGGCGATAGTGGTGCTGTAGGTCTATATGCTTCTGGCAGTGAAGTGTTTTATGGTACAATGGAAGAAGCTAAGAACTTTCAAGCATATTGCCAGTCTCGCCCAGATAATAGAGGTAAGGAAAAACGTGAGTATAAGATATTTCAACTTATCGAGGTACCAGAGTGAAAGAAATCAACAATGAACGATAAAGAAAATATCAAAGCTGGTGCAGATATCAACGCAGGTGATGGTGGTTACAGAGTAGGCACTCAGGAAGCATATGAGGAGTTTGTAAAGCTCCGAAACGAAGCCATAGCACTAGCCAAAAAAGAAGGTATCAAAGAACGCCATTATACCAACTCTGGTAAATCGATTGACTTTCCAGAAAAGTAATACTTTAGTCTTACACCAAGTTTAGTCAGGTATTGGTTGACAATTACCGAAAACCTGGTATAATAGAGCCATAGACAGTAAGAAAGACAAATCATGGCCTTCGAATCAAAAATCCTCGCCCTTGTTGCACCAATCACCACCGATGCAGAATTCACCTGTGGTACTTTGTTTGTGACTTGCACTCCACGCCAAGCAGCACGAATCCAAACAATCTTGGAAAATCCCGCTTACGGTGTGATTGTCTCTCCAGTTGGTGATCAATTCGCTTTTGACTTTGTTTGATAGGAGTTTTTATGTTTGAATTTTTAATCGTTGTTTTTGTTGTGTTGGTCTTGGTTGGCGGTGCTGTTAGTGGCTCCGTTGAGACCTTAGGTTAATCTTTTCTTAGGAGTTATCATGAAAATCGCACGAACCATTCTTGATCAAATCGGACAGTTGGACCCATGGGCCTTGGGTGCATGGGGTGCAGTAGACCTCACTGATATGGGTGATGGCTTGCAATTCAAGACCACAGGTATGACACCATTCAAGGGCTTTGTGTATATCCAATACAAGCCATGCCCTGACCTGTATAACGTGAAGTTTATCCAAGTCCGTAACGTAAAAGGCGTTCCTACAGTGAAAGTCCGCAAGATAGTGGTGGACGTGTATGCTGAGGACTTGATCCGCACAATTGACGAATTCGTAGGATGAGTACTTTTACTGTACTTGACAATTACCTGAAACCTGGTATAATAGAACCATACCAGATAGAAAAGGAACCAAAATGAAATCATACACCCAATACCTCGCCGTCCGTGATGAGGTTGCACCATTGTTGAAAGAGTTTAGCCAAGCAACCTATGATGCATCTGGTGGCTCCTATGCTTACACCGCTGGTTACTATGAGTCTGTAATCTGTGAGTTACTTGCTGAGGTGTCCAAAGCCAAGCGCCAATCGTTTATGCGTCAACTGAAAGAAAGCATCGCCAAATGACCAAACAATTCGTCCAAGTCAGTGCCCACAAAGACAGCAATAACTTTGCTCACTGGAGCAACCTGAGTATCATGGCAAGCATGGGTCTGACTGCTGAACAGGCCCTGCGCCGTTTGCAAGCCATGGCTGATAACTATGCCGAGAACGGTTATACCATCGAGTGGATCCGTGAGGACTTTGATGCCGCTTACGAAGAAATGTATGGAGAGTTGTTTGTATGACAAAAGTATACACTGTAGAGTTCCATGACAAGACTATGGACTTTCGTCTGGTGCGATGGACAACCATTAGCCCAGGTATTCGCTCAGGTGATGATATAGAACGGTTTGACTCCGAAGACGAAGCTATGGACGCGGCTGACTGGATGAACGCAGGTGAAGAGTGGGACCTGTACCACCAATGTGAGTGTGAATTTGATAATTGAGTACCTTTGCTGTACTTGACAATTACCTGAAACCTGGTATAATAGAATCATACCAGAGAGAAACCCAATGAGAACCTACCAAGCATTCTACAAAAACCGCGTTATCACCGTGACTGCATCCACCTCTTATGAGGCACAATTGAAAGCGGCTGCGGTGTTCAAAGCCCGTAAGTCCTATGATGTTGCTATCGTGTTGGCTGATACACCCGTGGTTATGGTAGACTGATCATGTTTGACTTTATACTGGCCTTGATACAGGCCGTTTTGATTTTCCTGATCGTATCTTTATGGGTGATGTTGGCAGTACTACCCGCAATCTACCACCTAGTGAAATTAGTACTTTAGACTGACTTGACAATTGCCAAGAACCTGGTATAATAGAACCATACACCAGAGAAGGAAAGAACATGTACACAACAATTTGGTCAGGCCGCAATGTCCGTGCTGCATTGACAGTAAAGGTGCTCCAAGAGTCACCAGCAGCTATCAAATTCGTAGTAGCGGATAATGAAAAAGCTACCTTTTGGTTACCAAAGAAAGCATTGAAAATGGTGGATGAATGCTATGACTTAGCATTTTGGTTCACAAAAGGTGAGTACTTGGCTAGTCTGTTCAACCGTTACGCTAACCACTATAAGGCTTGATATGAGCAAACGAACTGGCCTAATCATATGGGCTGTCACGGCCCTAGCCTTCCACGCCGCAGCATTTACATTAGCTTATTTGGGATTACTGAAATGAACGAACGAATTCTAGAACTTGCTGATAAGGCTGTTGAAGACATACCCTCTGGTCCTTGGAATCCTTGGAACATTCCTGATGAATTTTGCAAAAAATTCGCCGAGTTGATTGTTCGGGAATATGAAAAACTCTTGCCAGAAATTTGCCCCTGGGTCGATGCCGACAAAGAAGGGCCTATGAAAGGCTGGCATGTTCAGTTTGTGGCACGTAAACATTTCGGAGTTGAAGAATGAAAAACACCCAACTAGGTAAAGTCCTTACACAGGAGCACCATGACTTCCTGATTTGCCTGAGAGATTCTGGTGAGACCAATATGTGGGGAGCTACACCCTATATTGAACGGGAGTTTGGTATACAACGTTCGGATGCTAAGACCATCCTATTGGAGTGGATTGAGTATATGTCAGGTGGAGGATGATATGGCCGAAGTAAAGCTAGGAACACTGTATAAAGTCACAGTGACCGAATATGACTGTGGTGTCCAGAGGGTTGATCCAGATGACACCAAGTATTTCACCATACTAGAGGAAGCGGAGAAGTATAAGGCACACTGGGAGACTGGTGGTAGCCGCGAGTGCTACTGGAGAGCCAGCATTACCAAAATGTGAGTACTTTAGTCTTACACCAAGTTTAGTCAGGTATTGGTTGACTCTTACCGGATTCCTGGTATAATAGAGTCATACCAGAGAGAAACCAAGATGAACTACACTGTCCAAGAACTGGCCCTCCAATACGCTGAAAAGCTGACCGCATATTACGAGGCTGTCAATAGCGACTGGAGCGATAAAGACCGGGCTGTGCGTGTTGCGACAAATGAAATGTATGACGCCCAAAACGCCTTGGCTTATGCCTGCGAACGCGCCGCTGAACTTCTGGCTTGAATAAGGAATTATTATGGAACCCCAATTGACTGTTGCGGAATTGATCCGCGTGTTGCAAGCATTGCCTAACCAAGACGCCTTGGTCGAGATGGCAATGAACCAAGAGTATCAGGACGCTGTGTATGCCTCGGACGTAACCGTCTGGAGCGATGAACTCGTTATCATAGGACAATAAGATATGTCGTGGATATTAGATGGACAGAAAATCAAGGCCAACTACCTTGGCACACCGGTCACTGGTACAGTTATGTCCAGTCGCGTGAAGTATGGCGGTAAGGTCCAATATGCCCTGGAGTTGGATGAACCTGTCCAACTGCCGTGGCGCACCGAGCCTACAACCACTCTTCTGGTGGACAATGATGAACTTATGGAGACCGTATGAAAACCCTAGCCCAACAATACCTTGATATGATAGACCAGTATGATATGGACCTAGAGGATGCTCTGGCGGATATTCTAAAGCTGCTGGAGAAGGTTGCTCCAGAGGCACTCCGTGCGGAGATTGATAACGTTGAGGAGTATATCTCCAGCTGGTCGGAATGAATACTTCCTACTGACTTGACAATTACCTGGAACCATGGTATAATTGTATGAAAGAAAGCGAGAAATGATTATGAAAAAGACCTACGCGATGTTTACTCCAGCCGGAGATGCTGCTGTCCGTAATATCACCTTAGCCGCCAAAGCTGCTAAATTGTCCTGGACTACAGTTGAGGCTATGTTGACCGCATTGTCCTATGACTCACGTTATGCTGAGGCGCTGGATACGGAAGTCCGTGAATGCGTATATGCCGAGTTGAACAAATCAGCCAAAACCTATATTCTGTAATTATGAAAACCCTTACCGCAAGAATAGTCCGCCTTTACCATGTGCGCGGCAGTGGTACACATGTAATCTTTCATCTAAAGTATCGTGGACAAATCCTCGAGGTCGTTGATGGTCGCGATGATCAACGTATGTCTAAACGGATTGCCCGCTATGCGAAAGACAATGGTTATACTCACACCCGATGGATTGGCCCAGGCTGGTATACACCGATGCTGTGAGAACTTTCTTCTGACTTGACAATTCCACCAGTCCTGGTATAATAGAATTGTCGAACACAGGGGGATGGACGGTGAGAGTGGGCGTCCATATAGTCTGCTTCTTGTATAGAAGCAAAATGCTTATACTTGCTTCATCATAAGAAAGCACCCGGTAATCTACGGATAGGTGCTACCATACTAACCCGTGCAATAACCATCAATAGAATAGGTTATCCGAAATCCTTGTCCTGGTTCTTCTTTAGAATCAACAACTTACAACCGCCCAAACCGAGAATTTATCAAAATTCAATTTAAGGCCATTGCTTCTTGTCGTGTTTTGAATGGACCAGCGACCAGTGTCATACCTTCTTGGGCATGGTATTGTTCCAGTGTCAATCGATTTTCATCTGGGCTTACAGTAGCATCCCAACGATGGTCATCCATTCTACCATCAGCCAATCGAACGCTGTACCAAACAAATCTACCGTAACTCATAATCTATCTCCTTCTTCCATACAATTATACCAGGTTAACGGTACACTGTCAAGGCAGTGGATAGTTCACACTTTGAGTATCAGGTTCCGCTTCATCACTTTACAGGAACACCACTCATTGTACCATCTGTCACTCAGTAACGCCTCAAACTGGAATATGTAATGGGTCTCATAATAGGTGCATTCACTCTTACTCTTACACAGGCGGATGATGTATCGCTCAAAGTTATCTACCCCAAGTGTAGCAACATCCTCTAGTAATACTTTATTGGATCCATAGTAGTCTTGCCAATCACTAGCAAGGCGGAGCTTCTTCCTCTTACCCTTTACTGTTCTATAGCCAGCTTTGGTGAAAAACTTCTTACCAACATACCGGCGCCCTGTCACCTTGTTGCGTATAACGTAGATGAAACCCCAGTGCCCGTCCAGCATTTCATCGGTGACTGGCTTATCACCATCAATCGTCCATGCTGTCATCGGACTCCTCTGAAGGATTGTCTATGATGTATTCAGCGCAAAAAGGGCAATGGATCGGATCGGCGTTGCAAACCTCCTCATCATAAACTATCTTGAAGGCGTTGTCGCAATTCTCGCATTCGTGCTTTATTGTATTCATGCATTTCCTTTATTCCTATAACCATGAGGTATCGTCCTCATCGTGATATGTATGCATGTTTTCTGTAGTCAAAGGAATGTCCAGCATCCAATCCGGATCCTCTAGGACGTATTCACCGGACCGCTCAAGTGCTCTATTCTTATTGAGGCGATTGGCAAAATCCGATGCGATGGACCTGGTGGCGGCTCCTTCAGGACTCGCGTGATAGGCCAATAGTTTCGCAGACTTCTGCGCCTTCAAGTCATCGGACTGTGGGCGACTATTGCCACAGGATTGACCGCAAAAACGTCCTCTTTTGGTGTGGTTTACTCCACATACCGGACATGTTTTCATAATGCAATATTTATAGGAAACGTCAGTAGTGGAGTTGCAATGAAATAATATTGCATGGATTACACCAATATTGAAAGGATATTGCTATTATTTCAGTGATTGGGCAATTTTCTGTGCCATTTCCATCAGTTGGTTATACTCATTCACCATCTCTTGGTACCTATTTGTCTTGAATGATATACTGCTATATGTGGCTGATTCAAACTCTGCTTGTTTACCATTGATATAGTATTGAATAAGCTCTTGGACTTTTTTGTTGATCTCTTCATTTGTCATTTGGTTTTTCTCCTTTTTGTTTACCAGTCTGATTCGTCTGTAATGGATACTGTTACTGTGGTATCATAGTTGTTTATAGGTGCGTCTACACTTGCGGTGAGGATTGTTCCTATACCGGATGAGCTATCGCATTCTATTGTTACTCTTGGTGCATCTGGGAATGCTTCTATAAACTTTTGAATGTCTATTAGTTCTTGTCTGCTTAGGATGATTTTAGGCATTGTTCTATGCTCCATGGGTTGGGTAAATATTTACTCTGTTCTGGTGGTAGGATTTGTTCTGCATCGCCGTTGCGTCTGTTACTGTATATTACCTCAAACTTACAATTGTTTACTCGTTGATATGCTTCCACTACCTCTTTTACTGTATATCCATTACCACTGCTTAGGTGTTCTATCCTATTGGCTGGCGCTGTGATTGCTTTACTGATTGCTTCACATAATTGGTGGATGTGGATATAGTCACGGATTGCTGTTCCGTCGCGTGTGTTGTAGTCACTACCATGAATTGTGAATGGTTGGTGCTTGCGATTAGCTTCCATGAGATTATACATCAAGCCGTCTGCGTTCGTTGGCTTACCACCCAGTACGTTATAGAACCGAAAGGTGGTGTACTTAGCCCTTTGTGCTACCAGTGCTTCCGATGCTAGTTTACTCACTGCATATGGGCTTGTTGGATTGGCTACGGCTCCGGTACTTGCAAAGATAAAATGACCGGGGATTGCTAATGCACTCTTTGTGCCGATTAAATTGGTTTCATAGTAGGACCATGGTTGGCTGGTGCTTTCACCGACTTTGACTTGTGCTGCTAAATGTATCACCACATCATATCGTGGAAGGTACATAGGCATTGGTTCTCTAATGTCATGAATGTATTGTGTCGCTAGTTTCACTCGGGCTGGTGCTATGTCAAGCCCATGCAGTTGGTGCTCTGTGTGCTTCAGCAAATACTCCGACAGGTAACTGCCAATGTAGCCGGAGTTTCCGGTGATTAGTATCTTAGCCAATTTCAGTTCGCTCCTCTTGCACCGATTGGCTTACCGTGGTGCTCTAGGACCATTCGTGCTTTGGTCATTGCTTTGGCTGGCAACTTTGAATCAAATTTATGGCTCAACCATATGATTTCATAGATTTGTGTTGCTTCTGGTCTAAGGTACCAAGTGCCGATGAATGAGCCATGGATTTCTCGGTGACCTCTGAGCATATTCGGATCACTAGCATACCGATAGGTATATTGCTCCAGTCTTTCCGGATGATTGCTTCTGATATCACGAACATAGTCCTCATATTCATTCCAAGTGCCTGCTATGATCCAATAGAATGGTTTAATCTTGTCGTCTATCATCTTCTCCACCTGTTACACCATATAAAATTTGCATCACATCCAGAATACAATCATCCACTGGATTGTGCTTTGTAATTTCAAGGAATGAGTCCCACTTCGGATAGTCCACTTTCACATACCCATTCTTAGTACCATACAGAAAATCTACCGCTGTTCGCACATCCCGCCACCTGTAGTGTGGAAACACATGCTCCAACTCGCATTGCTCAACGATATCATCCAGCACTAGCTGATCCAGATTACCGCGGGCCCATACCCAACTGTCCGGTTCATCGTATGATCTAGCCCACTTGCACATTCTTTCATAGCCCTGTTCAAATGGCACATCAATTGCGGATGGCTTGAAGGACTTGATTCTGGTGTTTTCACACTGCTTGGCCCACCATTCAATGGTGCTCTTGTCGCTCTCACGTTTCAGGCGTTGAATTTGGTCCGATACACTGAATTTAGCAAAGAAGGTATTGCCTCGCAGTGTCTCAGGTCTTGGCTTGGACTCAGGATCAAACCAGGTACAAGCCATTGATAGAATAACAGAATTGGATCGCTTACCCAGCGTCTCCACATCAAACATAAACATTATTTACGTGCCCTTCCGCATTCAAATGCTGCTTTCAAATAGTCAATGACAATCTGCTTGGTCCGTGAGTCCTGGTCAAAATGGCTCAGGAGCCACTCTGATCGCATACTGAATCCTTGCAGTTCATTGAACCAGTCGTCAAACTCCGGATACTCATACCGTGTTAGAATGTTGCACTGTGATAGTGGACCATCCACATATTCCGAGTGGCATGTATCACACTCATAATAAAATAGGTTGTCGCTGAGTTTCATCTCCACTCGCCCCTCGCCACATATATCACATGTTTGATTTGGTTTCATTGTATATTTCCACGTTGTTCAAAATAGGTTCTTTTATTGTCTTACTTAGATGCACGGATGTTCTGAATTGTTTGCACCATGGTATATCAGTCCGGATCACGTATGCCCACATACCACCATGTATCATTGCATCAACAGGACCAACAGGCTCCGCATTACATTTGAATGCTATACATTGTTGTGGTTCATCATTGGTCAATTTACCATTGTGTGTTGCGCACCAGCGGTGACCGAAGTCGTGATTGGTTATCACCTCAGTGATTTCAATCCAAGGCGGGATCGTATTCATGTATGCATTGAAATACTTCCAGTCATTGAATTGTGGATCAACCCATAACAATGTCTTCATAGGTAGTCACCACTGTATTGTCTACGGATATATTCAAACACCTGCTTTTGGTCATACTCCCACACATCCGCAGGTGTCTTCATATCAAATGAATGATTCGGTGTGTCCCACCACAGGTTGACCAGCCGTTGATTGCCAAGCAATGGCATCAGTAACCGGTTCATTCTCTCAACCTCATCATCAATTTTCACAATATTTTTTCATCCTGATATGAATAGCCTTTACCGAAAACAATGCCAAAAATGGTAACTGTTGTCAATCTGTGTTGGTCATAATGAAATTCTTCATAGTCAAACAGCCTTGCATCAATACCAACCAGAACATACCAGTTTTCTTCATGCTCCCAATATTTACCATTGTCATGTGAATTAGGTGCAGCCGACCACTTGATACGATAGTTCCAATACAATGTTTTGTTCAGTAATTCAAAACGAGGTGTGTATTTCATGAGTCTATTATACTCCAAAGAAAATCCCGAGTCAAGCTCGGGATTGATTGTTTACCGTAGCATCTG